TCCACTACACATGTTACGCTATGGGCTGGAAGTCCGTACGGATTTGTCGTCGGCTGTACCGCGGCACTGTTGGTGTCATTCTCGTACACCGCCACCCGCTGCACATTTTCCAATGCTGCTATAGCCGCATACGTTCCTGCCAACATAGTCCGTGACGGGCCAGCGACCGAAGCAGTCTGTCTTATCCGCAGCGCCGCATCCGTTTCCGTTTCCGTTCCCGGTACCGCAGCCGCCGGATTGGTAACCGTAAGCCATCCATACGTCGGCGAATTAATCTGATTGATCTCATTTGCTGCCGCAGCCACCGAACCAGTCTCACTACAGGTCACCGTAGCCGTAACCGTCCCGGACGTCGGTATAGATACATTGACAGGCAAATTCCACACCACATCATTTACATCTTTCACAGATCCATTCACGATCTGCGTATAGGGAGTGCCGGTTATCACCACATCCGCTGTGCTCCGGCTGCCAGCCTTGCGCGCGATGCCGTTAATCTTCACCACTCCATCCAGCCCGACACCTACCGCCGTGGCAGGGCTCCGGCTATTATAGGCCATCGCAATTCCCTGCAACGTATCGAACGTTTTCAGAGCGAAAATGCTGATCAGCTGATAATCCGCGCTGTCATTTTCAAGATAGATATCCGAGCCAAAGATGGACCGCGCACCGGCCACCATGTCGTCCACGATATCTTGGTAGGACGGATAATGGAACCCCGTCTCATCGATATACGGAGCGAAATACGCCACGTTACTGCACCTCCCTCACGTTACTCACATACAGCTCGCCGTAGACCGTGTCGACGGCGCAGGAAAAGCCGTATGCGCGTTTATTTCGGTCGAACGAGGAATCATACCAACCGACGTTTATAACGCCCGTGGTGTCGCCAATGCGGCGCGCAAAAATGATATCCACGGCGCGCTTGTTCTCGTCCGAACCGGAGCTCGCCAGAATTCTCTCAAACAGCGGGAGCCCGTCCTCTTGGTCCTCCCACCACTCGCCATACAAAAGTAAAAGCCGCGATTTGATGGCTTGTCCCACCGCCTCCCGGCCTGTTAAATAATCCGTTTGTCCATGCCCGAAAACATAGTCCCAGTTTTCATCCAGCCTGCGATATTTCAATTCACACCTCCCGTGGACCCGCCACCAGGCTCTACGCCAGAATGTGTGTGCGTCAGGAAATCTCTGCCCTGTATATCCGTCGCCCCGGTGACGGTCGTCTTCCCGTCAATTTTAGTCGTGCCCGTAATGGTCGTGCTGGGCCCGTCAATATTGACAACCGGAGCCGTGATGTTCACCGCGGCTCCCACAATGTTGATCGTGCTCCCGGCCAGCTCCACATACGCACTGCCGGGCTCATTCCGGAGCTGACAGCTGTTTGTGCTGTAATTAGACACCCGGCGTGGCTGACTCCATGGTCCGGGAATGGCAAAAGCGTCCGATAGGTCGTGACGCCGGGTATCAATCTGGTTTTGAACGCCACCGTTCTGCCACCAGGCATCGATGCAGGCGTCCCCAAAGCACACCAGCACCTCGTCGCCCTTGGCGATAGGCAGCGTGAGCACATAGCCGCCCGCACGCGGGAACACCATCGGAACGTCCAGCAACAGCGGAATCTCGGTCCATTTTTCCTGACCGGACGCGTCAATCAGACACTCCCGAACGGCTACCCGCACATTGACGGTCTGCTGTGTTGCATCATATGACTCCACGATCCCAGGAATATGACAGCGGATTTTTATGCTTGCCTGCCGCTGCCTGATAGCCTCCTGCCGTTCCGGGATCGGATTCACCTCGTCAAGATTCATTTCACACCTCACGTCCCATTCACATACGTGCTGCCACTGGATAAGATACCCGGAAGTGCCGCAGCGCCGTGCCGGCTTAACCCGACAACGTCCGTGTACCAGTCGTTACCACGGGTATCGCCCCGGTGCGTAACTTCGATGGCCTGGTAAATCCAGTCCTCGTCCAGCGGTAGCTGTTTCTGGCCAACCGTGAGCGTCTGCTCTTTGATTTCCGATGAGCTGATTTTTATTTTTGTGGCCAGCTTGATATTGGGGTTCAGCAGCACCCGGAAATTGAGCCCGTGCGTGGTCTGCTGCGGCACCCCGATCAGCCCCGTAAACGGGTCCACCACCAGCGCCTCATCATCGGTAACGTCGGTCAATTTATAAAGGTTCACCTTGTCCCCGTCAAAAAAATACAGGGCATTGTTGCCCCGGCAAATATCGTCGATGTAATCAAAAGACCGGCCAAAAAAGACTTTTCCTCGCGGGAGCTTCTGCTGGCTTAACCCGTTTGTCAAATGGTCCCAGCCGGTACGCACGCTGCCGCCATTGCAGACCGTCTCGAAGATCTGTCGCTGGTTCAGGCCCTTGTTCACCGACATCTGGATATAGTTAAAATTCAGCGGCTGGTTCCCGTCGATACAAGACAACGTGAGCACATAGTCGGCGTTCGTTTCCCGGTCGCGGGTCGGGTAGATAACCTGCCCGTCAAAAATCACGCCGTACTGCCCCGTCGTGGCGGTTTTTGGTTCGTCCTTCGTGCCCTTTTCACCCATGAATCCAGGCGTCCGGAGTCGGTCGTTTTTCTGGTCGGAGCCCATGGTTCCTTCATACCCGGCCTCGATAATCACCCGGTCACCGTCGTTGATGATCAGCTGCTCGGTTTCCGCCGCCAGATTATAAATTTTTATGATTGCATAAGAGCCGCCCTGGCTCCTCTGCTTGTGCACCTCGAACGTGCAATGCAGGTCGGAAACATCCAGCGCCTGCTTGTCGTTTTTGGAAGTAACCAGTATCCGGTACTTCCTCAACCAAAGCTGACTACTCACTGCTATCACCCCAAATCAGCACGAACGTGGAACCCAGCGTCTTATTGTCCGGATGCTCCAGGTCCGTCGGGAGCACCGGTTCGATATACGCCTCCCCGGCCCCAAAATAGCCCATCTGGCCGAGTAAATTAACGCCTGGCACCATTGGTACCCCCTCGACCAGAATCGCGTCCGTAGCCAAATCTGTGACGTCTCCGAGCCATACGTCGTACCGGTCAAGATACCGCAACCGGAGCTGCAGTTTTTTGTTTACCTTTTCCCCGTCGTCCCCGGCCAGCGTGATCGTAAAAGACCGCGTGCAATTCGGCGCGCAGGTCAACGGAATTTCATAGTAGCTCATGTTCTCACTCCTTGACTGCCGCCTGTTCCTTTCGCGCCCATTTTCACAAGTACTGTCTTCGGTGTTTCTCTCGCAACAACCTCACCGGCATTGGTGCCGGTACCGGTCGTCCACTCCCGCGCGGAAACTTTTGTCACGCCAACCTTCGCCACCAGGACCTCCCGCAACGTAACCGTGCACCGCAGGCCATCCCGGGTGCTGGCGTCGTCCGGAGCGCTGATGGTTTCAATCAGCATGTTCTGGTACGTTCCCAGGCGTGTGTGCACCGACACCGGAATCCGGGAACGTTGCAGATCTAACAGACGCCGGTACGCGCTCACAGATTTGTCGACATAGCTGTTAAATTGGCCAGGCTGCCGGCTGGCCATGACGTCCGACATAAAAATCTCCATGGATATCCGAGTCGGCTCCCGGTATGCATGGTCGCTGATATTCGCGCCAGACTGTACCGGATGAGAAGTGATGGTCAGCTGCTCTTCCGTTTCCGTCGACATAACACCGTCGAAAAACAACCCGCTGATGTTCGTCTGCACCAGGACCATCTGCAGCGGATCAGCCAGCGATGACTGCCAGGTCCGTGGCCGGTACCCGATATCGCGCAAGCTGTCCTGCATTAACAATGCTGTGCCAACCGCCGTCCAGACGGTACCAAGGCCGAACACGCCGCCGATGGTACCCAGCACGTCGCCTTTGTTCAGGCCGCCAGGTTCCCCGAAGCAACCGCCGCCCTGCCGGTCCGTGGGTAGAAAACTCGTAAAGAAACTCATTTGATCGCCCCCCGCATCAACCGCTGGAACACATACATACTCGGCTGCATGCCCTGCTCAACGCCAGACTTCGCAGCCTTCCCGATTTCCTCTGCGCTGGCATTGGTGCTGTTTACGTTGATGTTCACTGTAGGAGCACCCAGCGAGATGCCACCGCCGAACCCGCCACCGACGCCACCGGCCATTGCAGGATTTAACGAACGCCCATGCAGGAAGTCGAATCCGTAGCTGTTTTTGAACGGAGCCTCGGCCATTTCGTTAGAGCCGGCCACAAATCCAGCACTATTCCCGAATTTTGGCAACTTTATATTGTTTACCCAGTCCTCAACAATCTTTCCGGTCGTTGTTTCATTAATTGCCGGCTTTTTATCGTTCGGTTTGTTTCCCGTCGGCCTCTTTTCGTTTTTGGGCTTTGGCGGCCTATAGCCGTTCACCCGGACGTGCAAGTGCTCACCGGTAGTATCCTCTGTCCAGTTTCTCCGGTCATATTCATCCCAGACATAATACCCCTGCGCCTCAAGTTTTTTAATATAAGCCTGCCTAAACGCATCATCTTTAAACGCATCATTCACGATATCGACAGCGGTCCCGTTGTAATGGTCGCTACCCTTCTTATGTTTTCCATTTGTTGTAGCAGTTAGGTAAGTTTGCTTTCCTCCGGTCGATTCGTGGATATCTTTCATTAACGCCGCAAAGCCAACCTGCGACTCCGGAGTAAGTGTGTCCAACGGTACCCCTTCATTGGCAGTAAAATATTTCTTTGCCTCTTCCATCGAAGCTCCTGCGCCGTGGAAGTTACCAAATCCAAGCAGGTCCAACTGTCCGCTTAATCCTTCAGCAATCGCGCCAACCCCAAATATGGCCGCACTCTTGGCGAGTGATTCCGCGCCCTTCCAGTCTTTGCGCATAACTGCGGACACCAGCTTGACTACAAACCCGAGCAGCGTGCCAAGTTTCCCGAGCTGTGATATCGCTTTCCCGATAGCATCGCCCAGATCGAACCAGAATCCTTTTACTTTTCCTTTCCCTTTTTCATGATCAGATATAAGTTTCCCAAAAGCGGAAACAAAATCTTTCATGCTGTCCAGCAAAAACTTTGCATGCGGTTTCAAATCTTCAAGACGTTTACCAAGATCAAGTCCTTTAAAAATATCGTCCAGAATCTTGGCAATTTCAGACAATACATTTTTAAAGCTGGTCAGCCATTCGGAGCCGGTGCCCTTGGAGAAATTCAATAGGGCTTCCCAGACTGGTGCCAACGTAGCGCTGCTGTCCCAGCCGTTCATGTAGCCGATAAAATCCTCGATCAGCAACATGGCTGCAGACAGCGCCATTATCATGTGACCGAACGGGCCTGCCATAATCACAGCACCGACGGCCGCAAACACAGCGCCCCACTTCTTGACGTTGTCAGGCAGGCTGGCGATAAAGTCGTACACCTTCCCGATAACCATGCCTAACGCCTTAAGCGTAGCCAGCGCCGGAGACAACACCGTCGACATAGCCCGCGCAACCTTACGTGCCATCCCAGGCATGTCCGTCCCGACTTTTTCCAGCAGCCAGTTAATAAACGCCTTAAAATCTTTGATGTACGGCTCCAGGTACTGAATCAGGTAGTAAGCAATCCACTCCTTCAACATTTTGAGCCGAACAAGCAATGCCTGCACGTCATAACCAATTTCCCGGATGTACCGGAGCTGTGCATCTGCGTCTGCCGGTGTGGCAAACCTCTGCATTTCCGCACGCAACCGGAAAAACTGCTGCCGCAATTCCGGCACCCAGGCAATATCGTCCTGGCTGACGCCCATGGTCTTCATGGCCACAGATAACGCCTTGGCCGTTTCCTTGGTGGTCCACATGGACGCCGCCAGCTTTTTGTACTCCATATCAGCCTGCGCCACGCCTTTGATCGTGTCGTAGGCCGCCTTACCAATCGCACCGATAGCCGCAGCCAGCGCCAGCGGAGCCGCCGAGCCCTTCAGCTTCATGAGGTGAGCCTTTAACTCGGACAGCGCGCTCTTGGCAGAATTAAACGAATTCTGGTCAATGTCCGCCCCGATCTGTATCAGGTACGATTCCATCGTGCTCCAATTATCCACTATCTCACCTCCGCCTCTGCCGCCGCCTGTGCGCGTCGTCTATTTTCCTCCCGGACGTACAGCATCTCGTGTGCGTCCAGCAAATCGTCAAAATCATAAGTCCCGTCCCAAATCTCATGCTGCTGCCAGATGCCGGCCACAACCGGCACCATGGCAAACTGTCTCGCAGCATCAAAAGTAGGATACGGAACCGGGTCAAAGTTTAGGCCGGGTCCTCCGTCGCCTTCGGAACCAAGCCCTCCCCGCCGAAAAAACCGCCAATGTTAAATATCGCGGCCTGGATCGTCAGCGTAATGACAGTCGCCGCGTCGGTCCGGAGCTCCTCGTCGGCATAGGTGCCGTCCGCCTTTAGAATCGGCATCGGCATATCCACGCCACCAGAACTCTCGATTTTTAACACCGTGGCCAGCAGGATCTTCTGTACCTCCGTAAAATCTTTACGGTTCATGGAAGTGATCGCCTGTGACAGCATCTGCACGTCTGCAGCAGATACTCCCTGCCCAGACATCCCACTCATAAGCGGCAACGCCACGCCTGCCAGCTTAAAAGCAACATAGCTCCCGGAATCCGCGTCCAATTTTGTCAGCTTATACCGGGAGCCGTTGTGTTCAAAAAACTTCTCTTTGATTTTCATTTGCCATTCCCTCCGTTAACCTTACCGCGGATCGTTCACAATGTCAGCACACAGCAGCGTCCAGGTTACCCGGGAACCCTGCGCCTGGTACGGTACATCGGCCTCTTTTTGCGGGCTTACGCCCTGACAGATGTGCGAGCCGCCCGTGCTGGAATTCTTCAGCAGCATGGAAGTCTGCGCCCACTGGTTCGTAGGCAGCGCCCACAAGGTCTGAAACCATTTTAAAAGCCACTTGTGCAGCGGAGCCGTCTGCTGTACTTCAATGGTGACCGTGCCGTTGTTGCCGGCAATTTTACTCACCATGATGGAGCCGTCTGCCGCCACGTCATGCGTGGACCGTTCTGTAGATTTGGACACGGAAACAGAGCCGGCACCTTCGCCGGTGAAAATATACGCGCCCACCGCCGGATGGCTGATGGACCCGACAAGATCTAAAAACGAATAAGTCGTGCGTGCCATATTAGCCCTCCTTAACGATTAACATTTACTTCGATGACAACGAACTCAATCGCACCGGCCAGCTTCACGCAGACGTAAATGGTCGGGCAGATGCGTTTGTCGCGGTCGGCCTGCGGCTGGCTGTCCAAATCATCGGACTGCACCAGATACCCGGCGTCCAGATAATCGCCAGTCATTAATTCCAGACACTGTGAACCATTCCACTGGCCCGGAGCAATGAAGCCCGTCCGCACGTGCTTATCACATGCCTGGTTGATTACGTTGATGATGGACGCTACGCCAGCAGGCGTCTGCGGAACCTTCCGACTCTGCGCCAAGAGGTCCATGACATTCAAAATAATGTCGTTTTCCAGCATGTCCAGCCCCATGATCTCATCGAAGCTGGTGCCGTCGGCCATATAGCCCTGCTGCAAAAGATCGTAATCTTCTGCACGGGTAACGTACACGTTTCCGTTGTTGCCGGTGGTCGTCCGAGAACCGGCTACATACTGCACCTGTGCCTCGGTCAGAGAATCGGTGGTAATGCCAACGGCGCTCTTATACGCCATGGTAAACATGCTGCCGGCGGTGCCGGAATTTAACCCGTTTGCTTTACCCATCCAGGCAGCGGCCGCGTTCGCGGTTCCGGAATTGTAGACGCCCCAGGATCGGCGGTAGTTATTCGCCTTCAGCTTCATGAACACGTCCTGAATCTGCTCGGTCGGATCTTTCTCATCGTAGGTCGGCTGCAGCACATCGCTGCTGTGCGTGGTGTACATATGCAGCGTGCGCGGCGTGGCGCTTTCGGCCCAGGCAGCCAGAGCCTCGGACTCTGCATCGGCCGCGCCCAGCGCAACGAACTCATACCATTCGCTGTTAGCCAGCCGGCATGCTTCCATAGCGGTCGCCTTGTCCTCGCTGTTGGCCGTGTCGATAACGCCAACGCAAAGTTTATCGGGCTGCGGGCTCTGGTTGAAATAGAGCTGCGCCGCGACGTATTCATCGCTGGTGTTCGCAAACCCGTCAGCCAGCATGGCCGCCGGAGACGTGTACACCCGGACGCGTTCCGACACCGGGATAACATCGGAGCTACCCAGGATCAGGCCAACGTTAAATCCTTTCCGGGCCGCTGCCTTTGCAGACAGATTAATGTCCACTTTGACAATAGGCCGCAGATCTAATTTAATAGCCATATCTTAAATCACCCTTTCTTAATAATGATGCCGCCCGGCCACACCACAGTCGTGGAGTCTTCCGGACGGTTCGCACCAATCGTGACAGGCACGCTGGTGATGGTTTTAACTTCTGTGTCGTAGCTCTTCGCCACGTTAAAAATCATGGTCATATCGGCCCTGCGCCACCAACGCGCCTGAAACAGCTCCGGTGCGTACTTCGGCGCTTCGTTCCCGGGCACAACATACACGCCCGCCTGCCGCAGCAGCAACATGCCGTTGTAGATGGTCGTGCGGATGTTATCCAGGTTCGCCGCCCCGTGTGGCCCGTAGGCTATCATCTGCACCTGCAGCACCCGCGTCTGCTCTTGGTGCCGGTTCAAATCTTCCCCGGAATCTTCCCAAAAATCATGCAGCGGCTGCGATACATCCTGCCCGTCCAGGAACGCGCACTGGAAAAACAGCACATCCTCCTCAAAGCTCCAATCAGGCTGGCCCATCGTGGGCCATGCTCGCCTCACTGGCGGCCGTTCATAGGTCGCCGCAGGGTCATACCCCATCGCCGTCATAAACGCCCTGTAAAACAAAATCTCGAGGTCATCCAATGCCATCACCGTCCAGTCTCGTCCCGATGGACCGATAGAATCCGTAATCGATATCCGGCGTCACTGTTACAACCCGGTAACGCGCCCCGCGCCAGAACACCATGTCGGTAATGTTCCCCGCAGGCCCGTCCGTGATAAAAATGCGCTCGGTGGTCAGGATCTTAATGGCCCCCGTCACCCGGTCGCCTTCCGGAACCTGCTGCAGGTCTTTCGCGCTGGCCATGGTGACAATGCCCCGCATGGTCAACGTTTCCGGCTGGTCACTCTGGACCCAGGTTCCATACTCCCAGGAACCGGTGCGCCGAAAAATGGTTATTTTTTGACTCATCCGCGGGCTGTGAACCACCCGCGACAAATTCACTCGTGTGTTCATCAGCCGTCCCTCACAACGTACGTAATCGCCTTGCGCATGGTGCCCGTGTCAATCAACGGACGCGCGGATTTTTTCATTTTGATCGTGCGCGGGCTGTTCGGCGGCCATCCGTTCCTCGGATCGGTGAACCAGGCCCTGCAGTATTTCTGGGCAGCCAGACCGCACCGATGAATGGCCCGGTCGGCTTCCGTAGGATTCCCCCGAGCCGCCGCTTTGATGACCGCATGAAACAACTTACTGATGGCGTCCTTGTGCGCCTCAATAGCAGGCTCCAGCACCGGACGCGGCGGTATTTGCCACAACGGTGAACCATGGCTCATGATGTACATCTGGTATGCCAGCGAATACTTCATACCGGCGTCAATCTTGGGCTGCATTTCATCCCGCATGGATTTCTTCCGGACGCCATGCGACAAAATGTACAGCAGCTGCGCATTGTTTATCGGCTCGCCCTTCCGGGCCGCCTTCTGCTCCGGAATGCCAACCATAATCCGGCGTGACTTTAATTTACGGAGCCTGTCAAAAAGCCCGGTAAAGCCACCAGAATTGTACGTGTGCCGCACATTGACCGTCACCATATGTACATCCCGCCTTTGACTAAACGCTTCGCTATGGACGCGTACAGCACGCCGTAGCGGGTCAATTTAAAATCGGCCCAGCCGGCCAGGTCCTGCACCGCCGATGTGTCCAGAGAATAACTCACGCCGTCGGCCGATTCACTCGTGACGGTACCGATGGAGCTCCCAGCCGCCACGATATCGTCCGCCGTGCTGTTTTCCGGAACACTGCCCTGTAGCCACAACGTCAGCATGTGCGCGCAATACAGGCCGCAACAATACTCCCACATCTTCCCGAACCGCTGCTCGCTTACAACCTCGTTCGTGAGGTCAAGAAACATGTCGAGCACCGCAGTCGGCACAACCGGCTGGTCATCCACGACCGTCGCAAACTGCGGATATACCGCCAGAAACTGCTCCGACGTATAGGTGCTGTTGTTCGGTTTCTTGATGCCGGAAGCCTGCGCCCGCAAATGAAGCAGCACCGTGCCGATGCACGGATTCATCATTTTTTCTTGGCGGCGGTCTTTTTCGGTGCGGCCGCAGCAGAGCTGCCCTGCACTACCGGAGCTTCAGACAGCTTCACCAGGGAGCCGTCCTTTGCTGCCAGCGGGAAAAGCGGGTCTTTTTCAATCCAATCCGGTGCGGATTCAATGTTGTTCCCGCCCATGGAAACAAAAACTTTCTCATCGTCCCCGCGGAACCGGAGTTTCTTTTTAGTGAGAATCTGCATAAGTGTGTACGCCTCCTTAATAAAAAAGCCCGGCCCCTTTGCAGGACCGGGCTGTGTGAATGTTAGATGCCGTCGAAGTAACCTACCGGCTGGAAGTAATTGAATTTAACCGGGCCGAACTGTGCTGCATACAAGGTCAGGTAAGCGGCCTGCAGCAGATCAGGCTGGGTCATGGCGCGGGTGTTCGGAACGGTGATATCGAAATACAGCATGTCTTCGTCGTTCACGTAAGCAACCGCACGATCGGTACCGCCAGCACCGGCACCTTTGCACCAGCGGCAAGGTACAATGCTAATATCCACACCCTGGCGCTTTGCAATGTTGTTCTCCAGCAGATATTCCAGGATAGACTTATCTGCTGTGCCAGAAACTTTATGCAATGAAATATACGCATACTGCTCGGGCGGAATCAGAATGTGATTCGGCATGCCCTTCATGTCGTACTCGGACGCGGTCCAGCCGGAAACCAGCATGTCGTTAATGTCCTGTAAAATTTCGTCCGGATATTTCTTATCCCATGTAGTATACCCATCGGTACCGGTAGCCACAGCGCTGACGGTAACATTCGCGTCGTTCACCAGGCCGGTGGTACCAAAATCGGTGAAGCCGGTGTAGACGTTCATGTCCAGCGTTTTGTTGTAATTCAGACGGATGCCCTTGTTCATCAGGTCTTCCAGGTTCCGGCCGATCTGCTTGGATTTCTGCAGGTCGATGAATTTCACCTTCAGAACGTTCATCCAGGATAAGGTCGGGAACAGGTTCTTGTTCATGTCAACCTGAACGATAGGAACCGCGTTCGTTGCGGAACCGACAATACCGTTCTGGTTAGCACCGGAAGTCGCGTAACCTACGTCGTAGGTGCTGGTGTAATCCACCCAGCCGCCGCCAGTCTTGGCAACGATATCGCGCTGCCAGGTCACGCTGGTCAGCGGTTCACGGACTTTCGGATCGATCTTTTCTAATTCAGCCTGCAGGAACGCCATGCCGGAAGCAACGGCGGCGTCTGCACCGCGGCCATACCCGCCCTTCGGCTGGTAAAATTTGTGGCCGCCCTGGCTCATTGCGTAGGACGCAGCCTGGGCCAGATTTGCGTCAGGTAAACCTAAAAATGCCATAATCAATACCTCCTCTTACGGATTTACACGGGTCAGCACGGTGACCTCGCAAATACGGTCGGCGTCCATTGCGCCGGTGGTCCATTTCACGTTCGGGAGCAGCACGGTATTGGTGCTGTCAGCTGCCGCTTCAAAGCCGCCAACAACGCCGTTTGCAATGCTGGCATTTGCAGCGATACGAACGTACACCGGGCCGCCTGCGGTCGGCGTGCCAACGTTGCACACTACGGTAACAGCACCGCGGGTCAGCGCGTCCATTACCTGGCCGGGCTGATATGCAACAACGTTCTGGTTGAAATAATTGGTGGCGTTCTTTACCACACGAACGGCGATGCCGCCAAAATCAGCAGCCGTGAAGCCTGCGCCAACCAGCTCGTAGCTGTTGTCGCTGTTCAGCTTCACACAGGCACCAAAAGGTACCGCAGCGGAGCTGCTCTTCAGTTTACGCGCAACGGTCACGTCGTCCGGAGTGCGCGCATAGTTACCAGGGTAGCCATACCCTAAAGAAATGCCGATAGCTTTACCTGCCATGGTTTATACCTCCTTCTTGTAATGCGGATTGTATTTTGCCGCAATCTCGCGGCCCAGCGCCGCATCATCTACTGGTTTGGAATCGGTGGTCCGGCGGGTCGCCTTCTGGATCGCAGCATAGCCGCTGTCCTTCACGTTCCCGCGAATGAGCTGTGCCAGCGCGTCCGCAGCCCGGCGGCGCTGTGCTTTGTTCGGAATCGCAGCCACAACCGGGCGCAGGGCCCGGATGGATTCGATCGCAGCATCGCGTGCACAAGCGGAATCTTCCGCCGATTCCTCCTCTTCGTCAGCCTCAATCAGGCCGTCAGTGACCGCGCTCTGGGATTTGTTGATTTCTTCCGGATCTGCCTCCACAGCATCCTCGTCCTCAACATCCTCGGACTCGGTCAATTCTTCCTCCAGCGCGTCCAGAGCGTCGCCTTCTTCTTCGTCGACTTCGGCCTCTTCGCCAGATTCTTCTTCGATTTCTTCCGGAACCGTGTCCTCCGCCGGCGGCGCCAGCTTCGCAGTCAGGTCCGCAATAGCATCCTCAATGCGTTTAAACCGCGCTTCATTCGGGTCTTCCGGTTCAGCAGGACTTTCATCCTTGCCGTCACCATTTACCAGCTTCGCGGCTTCCAGCGCTTCTTCAGGGTCGGCGTCTTTCGCAAAAGCCGCCCACATGCGCTGTAAAATATTGCCTTTTGCCATAGGTTTGATACTCCTTTCCATAGCGTGATCGTGAATGGCTACGCCATGCCCGGCGCGGCCCTTATCCACGACGGCAACGTGATTCCCGCGAATTTCCCTTTGTTCCAAGGTGTGGTCGCCAGTCGGAACCCACAAGCAGTTGTACCCGCATGAGATTTCACGTTTGCCATCTTGAACCGCGCGAACCAACGCGCCATCGTGAATAACTAAATCAGCAACCAGGCAGCCTTCATACTTGCCTGTGCCTTTCCGGACGTCCCGCACAACGCCCCGTGTGTATTGTCCGTAGTTTTCGGACGTCACGTCTTCGTCCGGGTGATTTTCCGTGACCGGCTTCCCTTCAAAAGACGCCACCGCCGCTGGGCTGAACACTTCTTCTGCCGGACGGTTCACCTTGAATATTTCATCCGGGCGCTCTTCCTGCCCGATTTCCCGCCCGAGATAGTCCTGCACGCCAACGCGTGCGATAGGTACGTCCCGACAAATTAAAAAGCCCTCCGGCGTGCGGCTGATGCTGTCGGAGATGCGGCTCCCATAATATGCGGTTTTCATGCTGCGGCAGCACCTCCAATCTGCTTGAATTGTGCGAGCGTCATGTACTGAATGCGCCCGCCATAATAAACTTTATGCGGCCAGCGGATATCGGAAAACATGATCAGCGGTTCCGGATAGCAACGACAATTGAAAATGTCGCCTGCGTGATAACTTCCGTAGGTTCGGTCTTCGCCGGCCAGGGCCTCCGGGCTCGGCGGGTCGTCCCAGTTGATGAGCACCCCGTCCATGAGCCTGTGAGAGTCTCTGACGCGCGAATCTTCCTCAGACCGCCATACATACCAATTGATGCCAGCGACGGCGCTACGGGCCCGTGTGAGCGCCGTGGACGCCTTGCTGGATTCCGTGCGCGCAATCAACATCGCGTGCGCCCTGGTCATGTGCGGCCACTTCGCCAGCACATCCTCCAGAATGGATTCCGGACGCAGGCCCTGGTTCGCTTCCCGGGCCACCATCTCCGTAACCTGCTTGGCAACGCGGTCCGGCATGGACCTGATCACTTCCGCATTGTGCTCAACAATGTCCCAGAACGCCGTACCAACGGCCGTCTGGCCCAGCTCTGTCTGCAGAGCCGTGTAGATGATTCGACCCTTGGCTCCTGCCCGGGCCGCCTCCCGCCACGTTCGGTGCCCGTCGGAAAAAATGTGCGTCACCATGGACCGCGCCAATATCTCTGCCGCCTTGCGGTAGGTAGGGCTGCGGGCGTACCTTCGGATAGCCGCAGCTATTAAAAAAGGACTCCGGACCCGAGATAACTCGGTCCGAAGTCCCTCTATCATTCGCGCCAGCGCCACGCCGTAACGGCGCTCAACTGATCGCTTTAATTGCCATTGTGGATATCTCATGATTACCTCTTAAGTCAGCAGTAAATCGCTCCGGGTAATGCCTTTCTTTTTATACCCCGTCCCCGGTATTTTCCCACCGGAAGCCGGCGCAGGTTTTGGAGTGCGGTCAATAGCCATCTTCAAAACCCCGGTAATGCTGGCGCTAACCAGGCTTTTATCTTCTTTCGATAAATCGTTGTACCACTCATACCTGTCGCCGGAATAATCATGCGTTTGCATTTCTGCATCCAGTTTTTCCTTCCGTTTTAAAAATTCCGCAGCCTTTTCCAGCGCGCCGGCATCTTCTGCTTTTTTAAACATATCCTGCGCATCTTTTGTGAGATTTTGAGCCTGATCAGGATTCAGCGCAAAATTGGATTTGATTTGTTTAATGTGTTTATTTAATGCAGATTTTACACTCTGCTTGGCGGGATTAGGCTTTGCCGGTTTGGCGGCCTGTTTCTGCTTTACGCCGACCGACAACGTCTGCAAGGCGTTCGCAACGTCTGGACTTAATCCCGCCGAATCCGTATAAAACTCCTTCGTTGCGGCAACAGCCTCCTCCAACGTCTTACCAGCTTTAATCTCCTTCAACATATGGCTTGCAACATGAGGAACTGTTGGGCCATTTCCCCATCCGGCTTTATTTTTTAAATATTTTTTCCCTTCTTCACCGACCACTGTATTATTGCTGGCTGCCTTTGCCAGCTCCCGCATCTGCCGGATACCCGGCCGCGCCTTTTCCAGCGTTTTCTTGGCGGCTTTGAACTTGTTATTTTGCTTCGTGAGCCGGTCGTAGTATTTTTTATTGCGCTCGTGGCTGTCCAATTCCTCCCGGGCCGTCTCATAGTCGCCCTTTTTGAGCGCGTTTGTCAGGTCGCTCAAATAAAGAGATGCCAGGCTTTTGTGAGCCTTATCGTAGCGTTCCTGGTTTTTAGCAATCTCGCCAGCTTTGATGCTGCTCGCCTTCGCCTTCCCGCCGGACTGAATCTTGCTCACGTGAGCGCCGGACCCGGAAGTGAACTGCCCGTTCTCGGACCGCGGGTGCTTCGACTCTTCCCATTCCGCATCGCACGCCCGGATGCGTTCCAGATTTATCTGTGTTTTATCAGCCATGACACGTACCTCCTATAATTTCGTTGTGGTCATGTTAGCTCTGACTTTTTGAAAAGTCAAGCATTATATTTTAAAATTGAGCAATAAAAAACCGCTTGATAAATCATGCGGTTATGATATAATGGCCATAAAGAACTCTAAGGTGAACAAGGGAAATGGCCTGCTTGTTCAGTAATTCCGGTTTAGTGAATCGTCCTACCGGTGCCTTGGAGTTATTTTTTTTTCTTAAAAGCCGTCAGCAACAAGGTTATTTTTTGATCGAAATAGGTCGGCGTGATAATCGCCATGCTGCCGTCCTTTTCGATATTAAATCTTCCCAGGTGGTCTGTTTTTTTGCCCGTCGAAATTAAGTCAGGCAAAATTCGCAGAAAATCATCGGTATCGAGCCCGTCCTCTTCCCGCCTTTTAATTATGTGGCACAGACCTACCTTCTCATTTCCGTAAACAAGGTCGATGTCGCCAATATCGTCACGGTGAAAAGCAGCCGGAACGTATCCGCCTTTTTCCTTCACCAATTTGTCAATTGCTGCCTGACCCTGCAGATTCTCATACCGTTTTCCGTAAAGGTTCCGGATTTCATCCTCATGTTCGCCTTCCACATGGTCGATCGGGTAGTCTTTACTTTCTCCCCCGCCGGAACCGGCCCTAAACTTTCCGTCGTCGCCCCGAGGGTGCTCGGATTCATCCCAGTCTGAATCTAAAACGTGAAATAAGGCCGCGTCGCGCCCAGGTTCGCCCTGTGGCGCGTTTTCTTCTTCAGCCTGACCGTTTCCTTTACCCGGACCATTTACGGGGCTCTGTGGCGATTTTGACGCGTCGTTTTCTTCCGGACCACCAAAACCTAACCCCGGCGGCATCATCTCGCCCGGATCTTCGATGGTGTCCGGCGCTTTTTCGATGTCCTCGTCCGTGATGTTCGTCCAGACGCCGGTCCGTTCTGACTGCTGCTTCAGCTCCTGCAGGCCGGTACGCTTGGATATCATGCCGGCATTCAGCGCAGCTACCACATTGTCCGTGCCGGTCTTCGCCAGCTCCATGCGCTCCTTATCGGACGGCTCGCTCACCGGATTGAAGTCGAAGTCCAGGTCGTCCGGAACCGCGCCGAACATTGACATCATGAACGGCGGTAACAATTTATTCAGAATCGGCCGCAGGATACTCTCCTGCTTTTCACCAATCATGTCGTAGTAATTCTGCAGGTCGGATTCACCCGTGGCGTTTAACCCCGACGGACTCCGGCCGAATAACTTTGTAACCGGAATCTCGGCCGCACCGGACACGTCCATGATGAACTGTTGATAGCAATCCGCCAGCCCGCCGAACGTATACTGGTGTGTTTCCAGACCGTCCGCAGCGTCCATGATCTGAATGCCCATGTTGCTCATCAACCAATTCTGTGCGGTCAGCGTGCGGTACAGCTCCGCCTGGCTCTGCGGGTCGGTGGCCGCCAGCGTCTGCCCGATGTCGTTCATTTTTAGCACTCGCAGATTTGCCATGAACGTCAACTGCGCGATGTTCCAAGAAACATTATCGCGCTTTTTGAGCTCGTCAAACACAGACTCGATAACCGACGCGCCCCAGTATAGCTCCGCCTGTTTTTCCCAAAACGGTAACGTATTCCCAACGAACCGGATACAACGCGTGTGGTGCACCCGCGTCATGGCCCCGTCCACCGGATCTGTGATGATGTACGCGTCCGGCAGGCCGTATTCCGGGTCGGATATATCGTCCACCAGCTCGCTGGACGGTGACACGCCGTTCCAGCGGTCCAGAATCATCAGCCCTTTAAAGTCGCCCGGAACCATCTCCTCCAGCTTCAGCGGCATGGCCAGCTGCTCCGGGCTGCCCTGGCCTTTGATAAGCATAACCCCGACGGCACCGCCGTACAGCCGGCCCCAGCACATGCCTTCCTGAATCTTTTTGATGAGCTGCGTGCGCCGGAGCTCCACGTCAATTTTTTTAATCAGGTCCGGAGCCAGCCCGGACGTGATAGTAATCCAGTTTTTCAACATGTCCGCCGGGATGATGTCCACGATGCGCCGCACGATCCACGAATCCCGATACATGGCATTCAGGGTGCCGAAGTCGTTCGTCATGCGGCTCATGACGTACTGCGTGCTGTCTACCAGGTTCGGCGTTCCAGCACCCAGCCGGGCCAGCGGATTGCTGAATCCATCAAGCGCCGTCCCGCGCCGTACCACCAGCGCCTGTGCGCTTTTCTTTTTCCTACGCATTCGCAATCCTCCTCGCCTTTACCACCGTGGAAACAAAATATCGAAGCGCGTCGCAGGAATGGTCGTTCACTTTCAACGGCCTCTCCCGCCCGCCGGCTTCGATAGCTTTGTTGTCCCAGGCGTAGCTTTGATGTTCTTTAATCGTATTCACGCAGCGCTTGTGGATATGAATCCTGCGCCGCGTCAGCAACGTGTTCACGCAGCGGATGCCCTCAATAACCGAGTTATCCGCGTTGATCGTTTCCACGGTCTCCTTCATTCGCAGGCCCCGGTTCCGGAGCTCGATCTTAAAAGAAGCCGCCGACGGGTCGATGATAGTCGCCGTCGGCCAGATGTCCACCGGGCATTTATGCACGAACCCCAGCAGATCATCCGCATATTGTGAATTATCTTTTTCATGGTTCCCGTCGGCCCGGGAATCCCAGTAATACTCATCCGTGACCCAGATGTCCTGCCCATCATCCCAGATGTCCAGGTACACCATCGGGTTCACGGTGCCGTAGTCGATCGCCAGGAACCGCCGCATAATGTGTGCATTTTGGTAAATCCATTGCAGCTTATCGTCGTCAAACAGGAGCTCGTCGCTCCAGGCGTCTCGGTAAATGGCTCCCTGAGCCATCACCCATAGCCCCTGAATGAACCGCTGATAGAACACGCCGGTGTACATGGTGCGGTAGCGTTCCCGGACCTCTTCACTCAATGACGGATTATCGTCCATCAGGAAGTGTATAAAAAGCAGCTTCTTCTGCGTGGCTTTTTCTATCCAATTCTTCAAAAACCAGTGCATCGGGCTGTCTGGATTGCAGTTATACCACATTTTAGCGCCAGGAACGGAGCACCGGCCTGACGCCTGGTTCACAAAACTCTCCGGCATCAGCGCCACTTCATCGCAGTACAGCCCCGCCAGCGTGATGCCCTGAATCAGGTCCTGCGATGATTCGTCCCGGCCACCAAAAACGTAAAAGTAATTCACCCGGGTGCCCTTGGATATGACAATCAGGTTCTCTGTGCGCGATTCCTCTATCACGAACCGCCTGATCAGCAATACCGGCTTGAGCCAGCCCCAGACGTTACGCCGGAACGAACCGACGGTCTTACCACACATGGCAAAATTCTGCCCGTCGTAGGTGTCCATGGCCCAGAGAATAAAACTGATCGCCATGGCAACGGTCTTCCCGGCACGGATGGACCCGTCCGCAATAACTCCGTTCCATTTGCAGTACGGTGACCGTTGGGTCCACCATGTCAAGAGCTGCATCTGCTTTAACGAAAAGCGGTCAAACTTTACTACCGGCTTTATTTGTAGTCGCCTTTTTACGGCCATGACGCTCACCCCATACATCGACGGCGCTGGCCTTCAGGGCCTCCGTGAAGCCGTCGTCCTCATATTCCGTCAGCTGGCCGGCCGTCTTATCAGGCAGGATGGTTTCACCGATGGTGTCGCGGATGTATTCCGCAGCCCGGACGTTTCCCTGGATCGCAGCCGCAATCATCGCTACCGCAATCTTGTCCTCGACGGTCATGTTCTTGGCCTTGTTTAACATTTCAGAGAATGACAGCACCTCATTGATGGGCGCGTCTTTCAGTTTGAACCATGGCAGCTGTAGCAGGTTCTCGAATGTGACCTTCAGACCTCTCCGTCTACGTTTCGCAGCACCCGACGCCAGGCCGCCCTTCCGGCCCATTTCTTTTGCGTTATCCTTCGTGAATGGCTTCGAGTGCTTCAGGTTCTCCAGCGATTTTTTACTCGGCAACGACTTCTGCCCTGCCGCCGGTCAGCTGCTCCCAGCGCTCCACAATTACGTCGCAGTACACCGGGTCCAGCTCCATCATATAGCAGGACCTGTGCAGCTGCTCGCAGGCTATCAGCGTGGACCCGGAACCGCCAAACAGATCTAACACGGTGTCGTCCCGCCGGCTGCTGTTTTTGATGCAGCGCGCGCACAACGCGATCGGTTTCATGGTCGGGTGCTCGCCGTTCCGTTTCGGTTTGTCAACGTAAATCAGCGTGCTGGCGTCCTCGGTGTTCACCACTTCCGCAGCAGGCACACGGAGCACCAGGTTCTTGTTCCCGGACGCGAAATTAATCAGCATGGACCCGTCCGCGTCCTGGCTCATGACCACCGGGAAATTATCGTTTATCGTCGTGCCCTGTTTGCGGCCGCCGAACCAGCGATGCTTCCCGCCAGCCTTCCAGCCGTACAGGATCGGCTCATGCTGCCACTGGAAGTCCTGCCGGCCCAGCGTAAAGGTGTTCTTGGCCCAGATTAAACACTGCTTCAGTAGCAACCCGGAATCCACGAACGCCTGCCGGAACGTCAGCGACTCGCTGTCCGCATGGCAGATGTACACCGTGGCCCCAGGCTCCAGGGCCTCCTCGGCCCGCTGATAAAACGAAAGCAGGAAGTCATAAAACTGACTCCCTGCCATTTTATCGTTTTTGATTTTCAGATGTTCCTTGGTACCGCCGGTGTAGTCGATGTTGTATGGCGGATCTGTAAACATCATGCTCATCGGCGCCCCGGCCGTGAGCCGCACCACGTCCGCCGCGTCTGTGGATGAACCGCACATCAGCCGGTGCGCGCCCAGCCGGTAAATCGTGCCTGGTTGCGTTTTCGGTGTTTTGATTTTTTCCACCGCGGCATCGAAGTCGAACCCGTCCTCCTCCGGTTCCGGGTCCGGGAGATCGAAGCCGAACACGCGCATGTCGATGTCCCCGATCAGGTTTAATTCCCCGTTCAGCAACGACTCGTCCCAGGTGGCCAGCTCGGCCGTTTTATTATCGGCCAGCCTGTAGGCCCGTATTTCCTCTTCTGTGAGGTCGTCAGCCCGCACGCAAGGAATTTGTCGCAGCTTTAATCTCTTGGCCGCCTTGAGCCTCGTGTGGCCGCAGACAACCACGTTGTCTTTATCGATTACAATGGGCTGCCGGAACCCGAACCGTTTTATTGATTCCGCAACCGGCTTCACAGCCGGGTCGTTTTTTCGTGGATTCTTCTCATACGGCACCAGCTCCGACGGTTTGAGGTATTCAATGTTCATGTTTCCGCAGCCTCCCAGCAATAAAAAAAGCGGGCAGGTTTTTCTCCTGTCCGCTTCTCACACTTTCTCACTGTAAACATTATATCACACAATGAATTTTGAGTAAAGTGTTTTTTAAAAAATTCTTTTTTTACGCGCGTCGTTCCGCTTGGACCGTGGCCGTTCCCCGTGCTCCTGGCGGCGTTCGTCCAGCTTCTCTAACAGCCAATCAAACTCTTCCTGGGTGCAGTACACCCGGCGCTGCAGCCGGCGGTCAACCAGCCTCATCGTCTTTCGACCGGAA